AACAAAGAACGTATACAAAACATGAAACAAACAACAACAACAAGCAAAAACAAACAAACAAACAAAAAACATAAACTTTTGAAATACAACCTGCTGCTCATTCTTGAAAGATTGAATTTTCTCTTGGGCCTCTCTCAGCTCTTCTCTCTTGGTAACATACTCAATGGGATCGGATTCTTTTAAGGATGTCCAATCTACATTAGTAAATTTTTCCATTTCTCCAGCAGAATTCGATATTATCTGTTGAAGATTATCCATGTACTGCTGACGCTCAGATTGAATTTGAGCAACCTCAGAGTTATACTTCTGTTGAAGTGACTCTATTTGTTTTCGCTCTTGTGAAACCTCTTGCGTCTTTTTGGTATAGTCTGACTGGCGTGAATAGCCTTTCATAAGTTCTTCAAGGGTGACTTCCTGCTCTACACCATTTACGGTGACAGCATATAGAAGATCCTCTTCAACTTCTTCGTCAGCTTCCTCAGAATCTTCCCCTGAAGTTTCCTCGGATTCCTCTTCCAATGATTCGTCTTCCTCTTCAGGTTGAGACTCTTCCTCTTCCGTAGGCTGTTCTTCTTCAGTTTCTGGAGTTTCCTCTACAGGTTCCATCATCTTCAAAAGAGCGTTTTGCGCTTCTATTAAACTACCTTCGTGTGCGCTTTCATCAGGTACTGCTATCTGCGGGGCTTCTTGCATATCCGCCATAATAAATTCCTCTTAAATGAATGGGTGTTGCTTGTCTAAAATCTTATTCATGTAGCCTGTTTCAACTATAGACGATATATGACTATGAATTCTGTCAAGCAGTCTCATCGCAAGCCAGATAGACTCCCTGGCTTCAACTTCTGTCGAACCGCTGGCATTCCAACGACTCGTTAAATCTTCTCTTAGTACTTCAAATGCCTCATTAAATAGGGGGTTTTCAAGTAATTGTTTTGCCTTCCCCTCTCTTATTTCATCTGTCATACTCTCTTTATTCCCCGGTTCCTGGGATGAGTTTTATAGGGACAGGACGAAGTTGTCTCCTTTTCCTGGCTTTCTCTCGTTGTCTCGTAGAATGTAGCTTCTTTCGTGTCCTTGACTTTTGCCAAGGAGCTTGCGAGGCAACCTGAACATCACCCTCTCTTGCTAACTTATCTACGGCTGCATCCATATCTGTTTTTCTTGTCATCATGTATCTCCTATTGCTACTGCTCTCTTCTGCTCTCGCTCAATACTTATTTCCGCAGCCTTTAATTGTGAATCTATAGCTAACTTCTCGTACTCCTGTTTTATCTTCTGAGCCTTAATCTGAACTTCTGCTGACTTTATTTTTAACTCCTCTTGTTTAACCTGAGCCTCCATCAACTTAACTTGATCTTCTAAATTAGGTTGCTGAGGTTGTGAAGGAATAGTAGATGGATCAGTGAGAAAATCACTCACATTCTGGAAGCCCATTGCCTTCACAAGGGCTGCCCCTAAATTATACATATTCTGTTCAGTAACAATTTTTAATCCACCAGACATTGCCTCTCCCGCAAACTGTAACATTTGCGATAGGTGCATCATTTGCTGATCCTTGCTTCCATGACCAAGGGCTACAGATACAGTACAATCATATTTTTCATTCCAAGAATCTGGTTTTACATTTATCCACTCATTCCTAAGCATAATTACTCTTTCTTTATCTTGATTCTTGAGTAGTAGTTCATAAATAGTGTTCATTAAATCCTTAACACCAGTCTCAGCAAAGTTTCTTGCTATGAGTTCCACACGACTTTGTGCAGCAGTCATTACGGCATTTACAGCAGTAGCGGTGGTATGGGATGTCAAGGCATTATCATTCATGCCCTGAGACATCTTCGATACACCAGCCCTAGATTCCCTTACTCCATCCAAATATTCAAGCATCTGGAATGAGTAAGGTTGTAATGCAGGGGTAGCGAGGGGCGTTACGGCGTTGGGGGATTTAACTCTAACCACTCCACCCGGTCTTTGGGTGAGTAGATCATCGAGATTCGCCTGCCCCTCTAAAACTGCAAAACGTCCAAAGTTCTGATTGTACATATTGTCCATAAGATTACGCATCAGCGTACTCTTAATTAATTGTAAATCCATAACGAGATCAGCTATGGATAAGCCAAAGAACTTATGGGGAATTTTTATGGGCGTGATCGAGACAAATGGAATTGAATCTATCTCTTCATTAGCAAGTACATAATCTCCAACCGTACAGACTTTCCTTAACTCAGCAATTCCATCTCCATTATAATCCGTCCTCATAAAACTTTCATGTAACCAATATTCTGCCAAGGCCTCTTCCCGATCACTGGAAAATCCCCAATCATAGCTGGAAGAATTATCAAATTCATATCTTGCCTGTCTCTCTGGATTGAACAGCGAACCTTCTTCGTTGCCCCCAAGTTCAGACGGATCAATGGTTTGATCTGGATACATCTCTCTCAACTCAGAAAGAGTCTTTCTTACTCGATGGCAGACAAAACGAGCATCAGGAATAGTCTTTGCTTCCCTGGAGATTAAAAATTCTGAAGGGGGAACATTCTCTACTCTTATCTTTCCATTGTAAGACTTTCTGCTGATGACCACATCATGGGTCATCTCTAAACCTTCCCCATTAGAAGTATGCTCTAAAACTTCTACATCATCCCCATTTATAAGCATCGTAAACTCAAACTCGTCTAAACCCTGATACTCCTCTCTCTGTACCTCATCGTATTCATCCCACCAAACTTTTACAATTCCATTTTTTGATAGGAGGGCATCAGTAAACCAGGAGTATAGAATTTCCCAACCCGGATTGTCTTTTGTAAAAACATAATTAACGTAATCTGTAGCCTGTTCAGCCATCTTTACGTCTTCGGGTCCATGAGGATTAAACTTAACCATCTCATCACCAGAGGCAAAGACACGCATAAGAGAGGGCTTGATCCACTCTATAGTATCCTGAACGGTAGAATCAACAAACTGTGATCTACCATCAACCTCATTACCAAAAGGAAGTCCATAGTAGTATTCCATAGCCTTTTCACGCTGCTGAGAAATAGTATCACCCATATAACCTAAAGAATCGGTTATTTCTTCGCGTATCCTAGATACCAGTTCCGTTTCAGTAATTTTTTCTTTTGCCATTAAATAATTCCATAATTCCTATATTCGACATCCTTAGTCCACGCAGGATCTTCACCAGCTACAGCAAAACGCTGAGACTGGAAAGCATATCTTGTTGCAGACATAAGATCATCTCGTATTGGAACAACCTTATTATCCTTCCTGTGATACATCCTAAACTCTTCAAACCAATCTGGAAGTGTTGAAAACACTTTAAACTTACCAGCCTCTATGGCTTGTAGCATTGCCATTAAACCTTCCTCTATAGAGTTAGAACCTTTATTCTCTCCTAGAGCTGGGGGATTAGTAAAATGTTCTAATCTAAAATTGCACCCCATATTCCTGTACTGGTCGGCAAGACCTGGGTTTCCCATGCTATCCCTGCGATTCCCGTCATGTGGGTAGGCTATGGGTATAAACAAAGGTCGTTGCCTTATAGATGAAGCGTGTACAGTGGGGCTTGCTTTTGAAGCCCTGTAACAATCATACACATAAAAAGTTTCTGAATCCCTATCAATAGCACACCATACGAGAGCGGTGGGGTGATCCCACCCAAAATCTATAGCTGCTATCCTGGGCCAATGACTTTCTATATGCACAGGATCAATGATTATCTTTTCTTCCCCTAATGGGAAAACCAATCCTGAACCAATTGAGGGTCTACCGTTACGCCTCATCTCTCGCTCATGGGGGCTATAACTGGACAATATCTGTTCCATTACAACTTCTGAGAGGTGGCCTCTTTCCCCTCCTATGGAGAAGATTCTCTCAGAGGCATCATCCCAGGTGGCGTTAGTCAGGGATTGGCCCGATTTGAGGTTGTTCATAAAGGAGGCTACAGTTTCTGTCATCCCATGTTCTGGAGTAAAAGTCATATAAACCATACCTCTACGATCCAAAGTTCGAGTAACTGCTTGGGAGTATATATCCCTGTTTGGTTCCTCATCCAACCATATACAGTCTACTGAACGACCCTGCCACTTCTCTTGGCCCATCTCGTAGGCTTTGAAGAATAAAGAAGAGTTCCC